TGAAGAATCTAAAGATATTCGAACGGCTCTTCAGTCCGACATTAATGAAATGAAAATATATCAAAATTCGATTTATATATCGACGGCTATTGCATGTGCAACATTTTTGATAGCAGCGATTATTATTAGCAAACCTTGAATTATTATATTTATATTTATATATAATAAACATGGCAGAGACAGCATTAGATAAATTAAATCATCAATTACAGCCGATTTATAGTAATTTAACTGACTTACAAGGCGTTCAAACAAACGCATTGGCGAAACAAGATGATATGTTGGACATTGTAGACATGGAACAAAAGAGATTACAAGATAAACAAGAAGCGATAGACAAAGCAGTCGAAAACCAAAAGAGGATTATATATTTTAATGATAATAGCCGTAAGGTCTATTCGGCATATTTGAATATTGTAATAACTGCTGCTATTATTTTAGGAGTTATTTATATATTGCGGGTTATTCAATTACAATTTGGTGGGTTTATACCAGAATCGGTTTTTACTGTTACACTGATAGCAGTATTGTCTATTGGATTGATTGTCATATATAGAATGTATCTCGGTATTAAGTCTAGAGACAATTACAACTTCGACGAATTGCGATTGAACGCGCCTCGTTTCGCTCCTCCATCTTCGACTTCTTCGCCTGGCGGATTTGGGTTCGGTTCTTTCGCCGGTTGTATTGGTTCTCAATGTTGTACACCTCCTTCAGGAGATACTCCTGGGACAAAATGGAATGCTTCTGCCGGAAAATGTGTGTTCTCTCCTGCTTTAAATAATCCTACGATAACTACTCCTTCGATAAGCGTTACCGAAGCACTTTCTGGAACGGATTCTCCATATTCTTCTGAAGAATATAGCAAGGGTCTTAAAGCAAATGAGGCATTCGAAACCGGATATTCTACTTATAAATAAGGGGGTGGGATAAAAAAATATCAATATATAAAAATGTCATACACAACAAATGAAGTTTATTCTCTATTAAGTCAAATACAGAATAATCAAAACGATGGCGGATATCAAACCCAGATTTTGAATAATTATCAACAACTTCTGGACACGGTATCGAAGGAAAATAGTATTTTGAATTCGACATTCAAAAATAAATGGACTTTCAATTCAGCTGCTGGACAACAGAGCAAATATATTTATCAATCCTCAACAATATTAACCAAATTATATACTTACGGTTTTTGGGCTTATTTGATTCTAGCAGTTATTCTTTCTATAATTATTTGGATGAAACCCGATTCTATTTTTATGAAGGTCTTAATGATAGCCGGGATATTATTATACCCATTTTACATTTATCCTTTAGAAGAATTATCTTTCATTGTATCAACCTATATATGGGACCTTTTGTTGTCAAACACATATGATAATGGATATAGTAAAACAAGTATTGAATATGGATTAAACGGAACAAGCGGTTCTTTTGGGTCAAAAGGTAAAGAAGGTGAGAATGATTCGAACGCAAATGATGATATACCGGGTAGTTCATCAAAGGATTTATCAAGTGGCGGAAGAACGACTACTAGACCAAAAGAAAATCCTCCGGCTTCTACCACGCCGTCAATTATAACCGCTACCCCTTCGCCCTTACCGCAATTTTCTTATTCACCGGTTCCTACAACAACTGCGGATGTAACCCCTGAACCAACTTCTACGGCATCTCCGGGTGTGGATTTTATGGATGATTCTGTCTAAAGCCCAGCATCACTATCATCCACAAACATTGGTGTGTCATTCGTATTTTCAGAAATAATCGACGCATCCTTCCAACCGGTTGCCTTCACCTTCGGGCCGAACATCTGGTCCAACTTAGTATGCAACTCTTTTGGCTTAGGACCATTCGAACCGTGATTAGCCAGATGCCAAAGTTTAAATGCCTCATTGAGGTCTGTTTGTTTGAGCCAGTTTCCAGGGCTTCGCACAATCTTCTCATCCAAGAACTGAGATATAACGTCCTGTGCGTTCTTGTAATCATTACTCGCCTTCAAGACCGTATCGCAGTCGGTGACAATGCCATCTGTCTCTAAGACACGCTGCGCAAGCATAGCCAAAAACACTGTCTTCCAAGATTCGAATTTCTCATTGATAGTGGAATCCAGCTGGAACTGATAGGGCTTGTAGGGGTCATTGTCAACTGGATTCTCCGTAAAGAGGGACATGAAGGGAACAACGCGGATACGGCGCCAAGTGCCGTGGTCCTGGGCTTTGATTTCCGGTAATACGTTTGCACAAACAACCAATTTGAATTGAGGAATGAACGTAATAGGTGAAGAATAGAGTCCTCTGGCTTGAATAGCATCGTGCCCACTCGTGAGTTCTTTCAGAATACCTTCATTCAAAACATCGCCTTGTCTTGGCTCCTGCATTACCGCATAGCGTTTTCCCTTGAGTGCCGTTATTTCCGGCGCTGTGCTGCCAACAGCCGTTCTTTTTTGGGTCACGACGGCTGTAAGAGGCAATTCGCCCTTGTATTCACCGAGGACTTTTGACATGAGAGTAACTAAGACCGATTTTCCGTTTCGGCCTCCGCCGATATAGTTATTGAAAGTCTGGTTAACAGCGGTTCCTACCAGAGTGGACGCAAGATGGCTCCACATATATTCGCGCAATTCTTCCACTGGGAATAATTGCTCCATAAACGTATTGATTTCTTTTACGATAGCGGCATCGGATGGTTTAATCGGGTGATATTCGATATCTGTGGTCATAGAGATATAATCATCGAGTCGGCCGTCGCGGAAGACTTTCTCCTTGAAGTCCCAGACTCCATTAGAGCAGCATAATAGATATGGGTTCGTATCCATCTTGCTATCAAAGAGCTTATCGTAAAATCGGTCCTTCGCTGCGTCCATCAGGTTCCTCTTATCAGGGGTGCGACCTAGTTTTGTGTGGATTTCGATCGCCTTCTCGAATTTTTTACTTAGAGATTCCTTCAATTCTGTTTTTTCTTCGTCGTCCTCATCGATGGCGCTGATTGCCTCGCTTATTCGCATCGCTTTCAACCCATATAATTGGCGTAATTCAGTCGAAATGACTGTTCTCAGGGTCGTGCCATCATCAGTTTTCACCCATCGATGATTGATGAACTGATACCATTGTTTGTCTTTGACGCTTGAGCATACAAACTGGTCTTTCTTCAATTGGTAAAGAACATTCGCAATATCCCAATCGGTAGAGCCATTCACTTTTTTGTCAGAAACAAACATATCCATTAGTCCGCCGCTCAATGACTGCTCGATATAATAATCGGTACTGTTCTCGAGGACTTCTTTGAATTTCTGCGGTGCTGACATATTCGACCAATACATGATTGAACGCAGTTTTAGTCCATCGTCTTTTTTCCCCAACTTGTGCCAGTCCTCCCAGAGTTTAGGGACATCGGTAAAACTGAATACGGAACTCTGCGAACTGAACGCGAGCCAAACAATAAAGAGTTTCGGACTGGTATTTCGCAATGCGCAGCCAACTTTGAACCATTTATCATAGGACCCCTCATCATAATATGTTTTGGGCAGAGTCATGACATAATCGTGGGCTTCTACTTCGCTGTATCTATCAGGAGGAATGTTGTCCAGATAGTTTTTGAGAGCAGCATCTAGTTGTTCTCTGGTCCTTATCGAAAGGGGGTCGATTTCGATATATTCGGTTTTTGATAAAATCGAACGACTTGGTTTAGTAGTATGTTTTGTCTGTTTTGCTTCGTTATACTCGGCTAAGAATGCGTTTGTAGGAAATGGTTCATAATGGTCTGGGTATCTTGCGGATAATTTGAAGATATCCTTCTCCATGTCAAACACAGAAGCATCCGAATAAGTCGTCTGGAACTCGTCGTCAGAGCTGTCATAAACAGATGTATAGATACCGGTCAGGCGATAGGCTTCGTTCTCGGGTTTCCTAGAGCCGACTAGTTGCCAATTGACGCATCCTTTGCTGATACCCTCGTCGAATACTTTGTCCCAGGTATTCGTAATTTTGAGTTCGTCTTTATCCCAGACTCCGTCGATTTCTTCCAACACCTTTTTGCGGATGAGTTCCTGTGTGGTATGGTCGCATGCCAGAGCGAAAATGAGGTGGGCCCCGTCTTTCGTGATTTTATCTTTGACCACTCGGTTCACGCTGGGTTTTTGAAAGAGATATGTCTCGATTGACACTTCATCGTCTAGTTGGAATATCTTTTTGAAAATGCCTAAATAAAGATAAATGAGATTGGCGATATTGTCGAGGTTGTATTGCCGAGTAGTGATAGAATAATCGTGTCGCAAATCCACATCTATCAAGAGTGGGCCTTTTTCGATTTGTGCTTCTGTCAGATATTCTGGTTGGCCCTTGACAAAAACATCGCGATAATAGATTGATAGGAATTCAGCATAATTTTTGATATTATAACTTCCTCCCCAGATATCGAGTTCTTTATTACCAATACGTGTATTGGTTATTGAAGCTTTCGATTCTCCTTTTATTCGATGTGATTTAAGATAGTCTGATAGGGATTCTTTTGTATTAGATTGTAAAGCATTTTGCGGTTTCTTTGCAGTCTTCATTTAGTTATAGTATGGAGATATATTTAAACAGTTGTTTTGAATCAATTTTCCGGGGGGCAGGCCCCCCTGGACGACCCCCCTTAAAGTTTACTATTTTACAAAATATATTATAATTATTTCGGGGTTTGTCAAAAAGATATTATTGTTTATAATTATTTGTTCTCCAAAAATAATTATATACGAATTTATTTTTTCAATGATTTTCTATTTCTTCTTTTTGACTTTCTATTAGACCTTCTTTTTGTCTTTCGTCCGCCAAAATAATTGACTCTTTTTTGTTCTATATGTTTTTTTTTTTTTTTTGTTGTTCTTGTTCTTTTTCTCTTTTTTTTTCTTCTTCATATCTTTTTTTCTGTTCTTTTTCGTCTTGAATGATTGATTCGGTGATTCCGCGATTTATATCGTCTTGCCTTTCTTTTTCTTTTTCAACAAGGAACTCAGGTTTACCATTTTTATTCTGATATATTTCCTCAACAGCTTTAATATAGTCTTGATGTGATTTTGAACTCATTTATATAAATAACCGTAGAAATTCTTTATTGTTATCTCACTAAATATAAAATGGATATCGATAAATTGACTTTAGAATTATTGATGAACAAAACAACCTATCAAAAATACGTGGAAAAAACTGACCCGAAAAAATTCGAAGAGAACCGGACCTACAAAGAAAAAGTAGAATTATATAAATCTAGGATTTTGGAAATAACAAAAGAATATTTGGAGAACCCAGATAAACAGGTTTCATTGGATATGAATCACGCATTCTATGAATATTCCCAAAGTTGTATTAGGCATTTTGAAGACATCGATGTGAATGCCATCGATGATGATACTCTTTTTGATGAACCTGAAAAGCCTTCGACGGAAAAATCTACGAAAAAATCAAGTAGGATAAATCATTTTTCAATGAAAATAGGACGTCCAACTAAAGAAGAACCGAAAGAAACGGTGGTCGATGATTTTTTTTAATAGATAACAAAATATGTTTATAATACAAATGAGGAGAACACGCAGATTTTTTACATATAAAAGAAGGAGAACGCAAAAGAGAAACCATATTAAAAGACGAGTGAATCCGAACAAAATGAACTGTAGCCCGATTGTCAAAAACAAACGTGTGAATGGCGAAACATGTTTTACACCCGAAGTCCTATCATCTATTAAACAAGCTTTTAATAATAAAAATCCGCAAGAACCCATAAAAGAAACAGACCCGACCAAAATCTGGTGGGCTCTAAAAAATCGCCTGGATTGTCAAAAAGAAGATTGTTGGTTAGATTCTCTTTTTGACACCAAGATGAAGGAGCAAATAAAACAATTTATTTTTGCTCCAAAGCATCCTCCTGAATGGAAATCGAACCCCGATGAATGGCTTTCTAATTTTGATATAGAAGATGTCATGAAGCAATATCATGTAAGCAATCCCGAGTTCAAATTCATCGGGCCGACCACTATTGATTTTGATAGTAAGCCTCCAGAAATGGGCGGGAAATGCGTTTTAGAAGATTTATGTAGGTTTGATTTAGCCCGATTTATAAAGGCCAAGAAGACGAAAATAGGGATTGTTTTTAATTTAGACCATTATAATGAATCTGGAAGTCATTGGGTTTCCGCTTTTATAGATATAGATAACAAATTCGTTTTCTTTTTTGATAGTGCGGACAATGAAATTCCTCCTGAAATATGGAAGA